ACGTTTTTCAGCACGGTCTGCAGCAGCTTCTGCACGGTCTTGAGCTTCAATCTTTTGTCTCATTACAGGGGACATTTTAGATAACAACTTATCTCTCATATCAGGAGACCAAGTTGTAGGAAAATCTTTAGGTGGCTCAATACCAGTGCGCTCTAAAGCATCCTTTAAGCGACGGTCATAATCTACTTGGCTCTTAGCACCATATAAAGTAGAAGCAAAGTCATCTTTAGCATCAGTCTTTAATTTTTGAGCTTCTTGTTGCGTTCTTTGTGCATTGTTTAAATATCTACGTGCTTCCATATCCGCAACTTGTGCTTCTTTTGTTTGACCCATTGCTTTAAGATATTGAGCTTCTTTGGCTTTTGCTTGAGCGTTTTGTTGGTCTGTTTGAGCAGTAATTAATGTTTGATTAACCAAACCAGCACTTGTCAACTCTCCATCGGGAGTAGTCAGCTTAAATTGTGGGCCTAACATATTGCCAGCCATAGCCCCTAATCCAGCTTGTGGTTTACCACCTGCACCCATACCACCAGCCATACCAGCTAATGGTTGTTGTGGTGCCATGTCTTGCTTGGCTTGCTGCAATGCTTGTGACTGTAATCCATATTGTTGCGATGCAATATCTTCCTGCCTAAATGCTTGAGCAGGGCTTGTTTGCAATACATTAGCTAATTCTGAAAGACTTGCCATATTAACTCACCGAAGGAGATGATTGATTGTATTGGGAATACAGTGTTTGTAATGGGTTTAGTACGTTTGCTGCGCCACCAGATAACTGTTGTAATCCCAACGCACCTAGACCTGCTTGACCAAAGTTAATACCTTGTTGAGCTTGTGCTGCACCTGCAGGAGCTTGGTTAGCACCTGATAATGTGGCTAGTAAGTTTTGTTGTTGCTGTAGGCTAGAAGTAGCATATTGTTGACCAAACTGTTGAGCTTGTAACAATCCACCGCCTGATACTAAACGACCCTGTGCAGCTTGTTGAGCTTGTTGAGCTTGTAAGCCTTGTTGAAGGTTAAATTGGTAACCTGGAGTAGAGGTAATGGTACTTGGGTTTGCCAGTAAGTTCTGTAACTGGGAAGCTGCTTGTGAACGGTATGCTGCGTATGGGTCTGCAACACCTGGCTTAGTTCCGCCACCGCCCAATAATTTAGCTGCTTGTCCGACTTGTCCAATACCGCCTATTAATTGAGCACCAGTCTTGGCGTATCCAGCTAAGTCTCCTAATGTAGTTCCTACGCCACCTTTGGCAACTACGTTACCTGCGGCATCAAGGATGTTTCCACCTTGAATGGAACCCATTGAACCGTCTGCTAATTGGAATGGGATAGATTCAGCACCTTGGGCTGCGGCTTCTAAAATAGGTGTTGCAGAAGCAATTTGTTCGGCAGTAGCACCTGCGGCAGTCAAATCTGCAACCGACACACCTGAAGCAATTAAATCACCAATTGGAACTCCAGCAGAAACCAAGTCTGCAGTAGTAGCACCTGCTGCTAAAGCATCTCCAACACTAAGAGTACCCGCTGCAATATCGGCTGCTGTAAAACCACCTTCAAGTGCTGCTGCCGCTCCAATTCCTGCATCTGCTGCGGCTGCTCCTCCAAATATCTCTGCTGCTCCTGCGACTGCTCCGCCCATAATAATTATCCAATCATCTTAGTAAACATACGCTCAGTCTCTTTATATCCTAAACGTTCAAATATGGCTCCAACGTCTTGATGTATTTTTACATTCATAGACAACTTGGTAACTCCGTATTGCTTCATTATCTCTTCGGTCTTAATGAACAATTTTACACCTGTCAAGCCTTTACGGTAATCTTTAGCTATGAAAAAAATGTCATCCATAGCCATAAATTGGTCTTTATAATGAATATGATGGTATAGCAACATAATGCAATATCCCACCAATTTACCATCGTCTCTAGCCGTTACAATCCTCATATTCCCATTTTTGAACATTTGCTCATATTTGGAATAATCAGGATTGAGCTTAATAGAATCTTTATGTAAGGCTATTTCTTCCCAATGGTCTTCTAATAAAGGTTTAATTTCGTCAATTACTTGGCTGTAAGTTTCTTCTTTATACTCAATCATGTATCCCCCTTTTCGACATCGACTTCAAAATATTCGAGTCTCAAGGGTACATTATCTTGGTGAAGTAAGTCAAACGCTCTTCTACGGCCCTGTCCTAGTCTATGGACTTCGGATTTAGCGGTATTGAGGTTAACGTTCTGCCACGCAGAAAAAGTTTGGTAGTCATCACTGGTATAGCGTAAAAGGGCATAAGAATCAATCTTATCTCCTACTACCTGAACGCTTCTCCAAAACTTACGTAGATTATCGCCACCATCTACTAATGGAGTACGAGCTAATACCGCAATTGGATTACCATCGTCTTGATAGGTATTGGAATCAAACTCATAGACTTTACCGTTAGTTTCATGTTGGAGTAAATCCATGTTTTGGTACTTGGTGTAATACTGACCTTTAAAGTAGCCTTCTACGTTGTTTTCAGTAGAAGTCCAATATGTCCAACCATTTTGAGCAAAGTCATATACTAGGGTATACCCTAAGTCTCTAAGGGTTAATACGTATAGGGAATGTCCTGAAGTCTTAATGCTAAAGGCATAAGCAGATGCAGGATTACAGTTATTGATAATTCTTTCAATATATTGATTAGAAATGACTTGTGCTGATTGACCAGCCATTGTCATTATTTGGAAGCCCTTTTGGTAGCTTGTAGACATCCAAACAAGGGTATTGTCCATTTGCACTAAAGAATATTTAGCTGCAATACCAAATTTGATTACAGAGTTTTGGTATGGTAAGAATGGGCTACCTGGGGATGTCCCTGCGTCATAGAAAAATTCAATATGAAAGGAACCATAAGTAACAATGTAGTTAATTGTCCTACCAATAGCCAATAACGGGTCGGCAGAAGACACTACACCAATGTAGTTAATTGCTTGCCAAGTTGTAGGGTCTTCTACGTTAGAGTTATAAAGTAACCCTTCAGGAGTCCCAACAACATAATACCCATCCACAAACACCGCACCTGGTACAGTAGTAGCAGGATAAGAGGTAGTAAAGGTAAGACTAACGGTTCCAGAAGCTGTAGCATTTTGACTTAAAGTTAAGGCAGTACCAAATATAGTTAAAACATAAGTGCCAAGGGGAACTCCTGTCCCTGTCACAATCTGTCCAACCTGAATTGCAGGATTAGATGCAGATAATGTTACTACGGGGGTACCTGATACAGTAGTACCGTTTTGCGTCGTAATGGTGCCTTGTAAATCTAAAATGGTGCTTGTTGCAATGGTATAGACATACCCATGATTGGCATTTTTAAAAAATACTTGAGTTTGGTCTACCGAGTAAATGAAGTCGTATGACCCTGTGCCATCAACAGGGGTAGCATTAGCCACTCCATTGTCATAGAAGGTAGTTCCAATAATGGTAAGTAAGTGAGTACCAGCGGCAAAGATACCAAGTCCTTCTCCTGCAGTTAGAGTCTGATAGGTTTTGAGTCCTGGGCGTTTAACGGCTGCAATAGACTCTTTTTTCTCTACTTCAATAATCGCATTGCCTAGCTTTGAATCCTTGTTTAAGGTTCCATCACGACTACCAATGTTATGAGCAAGAGGTATACGGCTAATTGCCATAATTAGTTCCTAAAACGGTAATCAGGGGAGAATGATGTAGAAGCCTCTTCTTGGCTCCAATCGGTCATTACTTCTTCATACTTAGCGGCACGTTGAGCCAGTTCAGCACGTACTTGTGCAGGAACACCATACTCAAGGGCTAACTGGTCAGCCAAGCCAAACTTTAATGTATTGAACCATTCCGATGGGAACTGGGGAACTGCATTAGGAGTTAGGATGTCTGAAATAGGTTGTTGTACTTGTAGGTGGATAGTCCATCCTGCAGCATTAGGGTTGTTAAATACATACAGTACGCCATTACCTAACTGTGGGTCGTAATAGACCTGATTAGGAGTGCCAGAAGAGGGTTTATAGCCCTGTTGCATATATTCTTGACGTGAGATGACCTGAAGGGTTGTATCGTTCCCCTGAGGGCTTCTAATGAACGCCATAACGACTCTTAATGGGCGGTCACAGACTACATCTCCTGTTGGGCCTAATGTGTAGGTATATTGACCTGCAACCATAGGTACTGGGAGGTCTTCTACCAACCATAAGGGCATACCCTTAGTTTGTAGTTGTTTAATGTACAGGTTTAGGGCTTCTGAACAGTTCTGATAGTCCTGTGGGGTAGGGCTATCTCCAGCACCAATTACCCCCAATACACGGAGTGCCCCATTAATAACTGCGTCCCTAGATTGTGAGTAAGTGGTTGTCATATTATTCCGCTTTTGGTGGCTCTTCAGTAACTAAAGCATACTGTTGTTGTAGCTTTTGAAGCAATGGGAATGCTCCAGATTCAGTAGGTAATTGCCCTACTACACGGAGAATAAATGCCGCTTCGTTATCTTCTAATGTAAATTTTTTCATAATTTTCCTTTAATTACCAGTTACGTTCCATTGAGTACCATTCCAAGTAAATGTTTTACTAAAATAGTTTGTTGAGTATACAGGATTTAAAGTTCCATCAACAGTTCCAGCAAGTTGAATGTTATGCGTTGCAGCAGTACCTGAACCATCTTTCAAAACAAATGTATAGCCTGGAGGAATATTGGTTGGAGGAAATACTTGAATAGAAGAAGTGCCAGTATTGTTAATAACAACCAAGTCTTCTGCGCCAGTCATGGTATAGGTTGTTGCGGGAGATGTAACAACAGTTGCTTTATCTACACGACCAACTTTTAATCCAGAAATTCCAACACCATTAAAATAGTTGTTTTTTGCATCTGTTTCAATATTGGTTCCAGCAATAACAACACCTTGATAGCAATATCCACTAGAAGGACTAGAACTATTAATTCCACCTCCTAGTAAATTATTTGCAATGTAAGTTCCAGCAGAATTATCAACGTAAATTCCTACGCAATAATTAACGTCACCACCAGCAGTTAAATTGCGACTGTTATAAGCAGTAACGGTGTTGTTTGAAATAACTCCACCTTGAGTATGTCTTAAAAAAATACCGCTTCCTAATGTATTTCCAATAGTGTTCCCAGTAATTTGAAAATCAGTAATTGTTGGCTCAGTTCCTAATGGATTAAATGACCCAATAGCTTGATAACCATATAATTCACCATTAAAGCAATTATTATCAATATTAACCATTGTTGGATAATATCCATTTATCTGTGGTTCAATATTAATCATTGGCGAATCATAAGAAGCAGAATCAAAAAAGTTATTGGTAATTCTTACTTGAGATAAAGTGTTATTTGGGCTTAAAAGAATATTGCTATAGGAATTTCCTCCAAAATAACATCCATCAATCAATAGACCTTCAGAAGAATAAGCCAACACTCCATATTTACTGCCAGCGTTAGTATTTCCAAAATGAACAACTTGTGGGCCATTATCAGAAGTTGTAATAGTAACGTCAGCAGCCCCTCCGTCATATCCACCAAAATAACAATTTGTAATTTCAATTAATTGTGCATATGCAGTAATTCCTGTTCCAATAGATGCTGTTCCTTCTTGAACTCCTGCTTGCAATCTATTCCAAACGCCTTGTAAATTACATTTGCTAATTTTGTATAAAGAACCTTGGTCAATCAAAACACTCCATCCCATGCGCCAAAACCAGCAATTTTCAATTAATACTTGTTGGCCATTTCCACAATGAACATGAGCAGCCGTATCTTTATCAGGCAAAGTTGTTGCTCCAGCAGCAGGAACAATGCCATGCCAAAACCAAATGCCTCTTATTTGAGCAGCTCCAGCATTTGCAAAATATAGAGTATCGCCATAAGTTGTAAATCGTCTAATAATTGTGCTGTTTACTCCAGCCCCAATAAATTGTTGGCTTGGAAGTCCATTTAAAGTTGCAGAAACCAAAAAAGTACCAGCAGGAAAGTTAATAACACCATTATTTCCAGCAGCATTAATAGCATTTTGAATAGCAGTTGTGCTATCTGCATTTCCAGTGGGGTCAGCACCAAAATCAAGAACATTAATATTTTGTTGAAGTTTAATATTAAAATCTTTATTAACTGCGCCTGTATAAGGCTGTCTAAATTTAGGCACTAAAGTGGTCATTTTTTATATCCTTATGGATGGGATGCAACATACGCATCAAATTTTTCATTTAATTCTTGCAATGCTTTAACTAATACTGGAATAAGTTTGCCATAACCAGCTTCTAATTTCTCTGGATTTTCTTCATAAACAAGCCCAGGAATATGAATACCAGTATCTTCTTGAACTTTTTTAAGCTGTTGAGCAATAAATCCAGTATCAGCAATTCCTACTTTTGATTTATCTCTAGCGTTCCAATCAAATTCAACGCTATCAATTCTGTTAATAAAGTCCAATCCAGCTTTTAATGGCTTGATATTGGTTTTATCTCTTTCATCAGATAATGAAGTAATTGTTGTAACTTGACAGCGTAAAGTTGCTATTGAACCATTACCAAGAGTTATTTCGTTGCTAACTGATGTAGTAGATGCAGCAGCGTTATAACCAATAATAATGTCGTTAGAACCAGATGCCAATGCAGTAGCAGCATTAGAGCCAATCGCTATACATTGAGCCCCAGAAGATAAACTTTGTAATGCGCTAAGACCAATAGCAACGTTATTATCTGAAGTTGCTCCAAGAAGGGCTAAATAGCCCATAACAGTATTGTAATTTCCAGTACCACTTTGAAAAGCTGAACGGCCCACAACAGTATTCTGAGTGCCAGTATTTAATGATAGAGCTGCAAGATAACCAACGGCTGTGTTATCACTACTTGTACAAGTGGTTAATGCTCTATCTCCGACAGCCGTATTCTGACTTCCTGTCGTTATATTATTTAAAGTATTTAATCCGACAGCCGTATTCGATGCGCCAGAAGTGTTTTTCGCAAGTGCAGAATTTCCGATAGCCGTATTGTAATCAGAACTAGTGTTTGCTGCTAAAGCACTACTTCCAAAAGCTACGTTTGTACTTGTAGTTCCTGCCCCACGACCTACTACGCATCCATGAATAGAAGCATCATTTGTAGTGCTAAATGTAGTTCCATTAAATGTTAATGCGCTAGATTGAGCTACAGTAGTTGTTCCTGAAGCATACAAAATTTGACCGCTTGTAAGAGTTGCAAGTCCTGTTCCGCCACCAGCAACTCCTAAAGTACCCCAAGTAGGAGCAGCATTGCCATTAGATTGAAGAGCTTGTCCTGAAGAACCATAGTTTGTAGCACCGCTAAAAGCCATTGCTCCAGCCGATGTAATTCTTAATCTTTCAGTTCTTGATGTAGAGCCTACAGGAGTTACAGCAAAAGTAAATGCCGTAGGCTGACTTGTTGGTGTAGCAGTAGCTTCTAAAAGGCTTTGAATGGCTGCTGTATTAGCAAAAGTTGTGCCGTCACCAGTAGTTGTACCAAGAATACTAATAATGCTAGTAGCTGTAGTAGCTGTAGGAGAAGCAATAGTTCCTCCAGTTCTTCTAAAGGCAAAGCTACCTAATGTTGAACCATACTCATCAATCACTATAGCTGGTGTATTGGATGCTCCAGCATCTGTTCTTAAGGTTAAAAGATTTGTACCAAGTGCAGAGCCAGTTCCTAATATTGTTTGACCCAACGAATAAAGATTAGTTCCATCAAAAGTTAAATTAGAACTAGAAGAAAAAGCACTTGTTCCGTTGCCATAAGGAATATAACCAGCAGTAAGACTTGTTAATCCTGTACCGCCAGCAGCAACCCCTAACGTACCCCATGTAGGAGTAGCAGAAGAACCTCCAGATAACAAGGGTTGTCCCGCAGTACCAAAGTTAGTAGTTCCAGAACCTGTGCCTGATGCTAGGTTGGTATTAAGTCCAATAGCACCTGACGCATTAATAACGTGTGCTGAACCACCACTTGTTCCCCAAGCTAAATAAAGTTTTTTACCGTTTCCAGAACCAATGGTGATGTCCCCATCATGACCTGAAAAATAGACACCATTATTAATACTAAAAAAGTCAGCAGGAGTTCCGCTTGAATATATTGATGAATTCATACCAAACTCACCGTAATAAGACGAGTCTGTTCCTAAGTCATTACTTAAAACATAATTAGTAGAAGCACTTGCAGTTCCGCTTGTGTTTTGTAATACAAACTGTAAATAGCTTCCTGAAATAGCTGTTCCAGAAGCAATAGGACAATTAGACGCATTAAAAGATAATACAGGTGTTGTACTTGTAGAACCACTTACTGCAATAGTATTTATTGTTTGTAATTGTGTAAATGTATTAGATTCGTCTAATTTAGGAAAGTCATTTAATGAGGCACGAACAAGACGAAGGGATACTACAGCACCTGAAGCAAAAGCAGTTCCTGAAGTACCATCTTGCCCACGAACAATAGTAAATGTTGTACCTGATACTGCAGTTACTTTAACAATCTCAATAGTTGTTTGTGTGGCAGCGTCAGCTAGTGTGCAATAAAAATATTGTGAACCTGTAGGAGATGGAAACGCACTTGCAGAAGTAACCGACATAGTTGTAGCTACGTTGGTTAAACTAGACGCTAAAGTTGTATTAGCGTTATTAGCAAAGAGCATATTTGCCATTAATTACCTTTATGCTGTTATAAATTCAACAATATCTCCAGCATTTAAGCCAGAAGAAAATGTAATAGATGTTGTAGATGTTTCTGTGTAATTTAATGTATTAACTTGTTTACTTCCATTTACAAATACATATAAATTTGCACCACCAGTATCATAAGTAAATGGAACTGTAAATACAGTTTGATTTGCACTTGCTGTTGCATAACTTTGTTGTTGAGCAAACCCACCAGTAGCAAAATTCATACCAGCAGCAGTAATACGCAATTGGACATTATCACCCATGTTCCAATACAAAGGTGTAGTACCTTCTTGTCCACGTTCAATAGTGAAAATATCACCGCTACGAGCAGTACATTTAACAATCTCAATGATTGGGCCACTTAGACTAATTAGGCTAACGTAGAAGTAATCTCCATTAGTTGGACTTGGGAATAGGCTTCCAGAATTAGCAGATACCTGCATTGTTGTTGCTGTATTGGTTATTCCAAAAGCCAAATAAGTGGCTGCGTTATTAGTATATAAAGGACGGCCCATATATTATCCTAGTGTATATGTGTCGACAGCATAACCGTCAACTAATTGAATTGTGGATTGTACAATGCTGTATTCGTCTGGGGCTTGTGGTCTAGACACTGGTACAGACATATTATCTCGTACGCCTTTTACATAATCTTGAGGCTGACGAATTTCCCAATCATAGCTACAAACGTATAAACCATCCCAACGGAGCTTTAATTGCGAAAACTTATATTTGTGACCACAAGCATCACATATACCGTTATAGTCGCCATTCCGTAGGTAATCAGCGTGTCCCATTTTAAATCTCAGTAGGAGAATAAACTGGTATATCACCAACACAAGTATACGTATTGCCTTCATTAGTTGTGCAGGTCATAATTAGTCGATAGGTATTATCAGCGACACCGCCAATAACTCGTTGTGTTGCTTTGCCAAGGTTTAAATTGACACTTCCTGACAATATGGCAGAAGGGTTGGTATCTGTGCCTTGGGCTGTAATAGCCGTGCAGGTTCCAGATGATAATGTTTCAGTTGGCTGCAGAACTGGGTTAAAATCAAAGCTAAATAGCTCTGATTCGGTAGTTAATTTATACGAAAACTGGCTCATTTTGAGACCTTTTTATTACTTGTGTTTGCAAGGACGTTTCGTTGCTTATACAAGTCAACGAGACGCTCTTTAAATTGTACTACGCTCAACCGTTCTTTATAAAGCTCTGTTACCCTGTCTCGAAAGTCCATCGTAAAGGTATAGCGAATTACTTCCCCTAGTTTGGGGAAAAACTCACGGACTAATGTTGCTATTGTAGCCGAAATCACGGATAAAGTAACAGATATTTGTTTAAATAGTGACGCTGTAGTGGTAGATGTGACCGCAAACAGTTTGTTGATTAATCTTCCAACTGTTGCTGTAGTTGTGGATGCAACGGATAAAATTACACCCAATATAAATTTACGAACTATGGTTGCTGTAGTTGTAGATACATAACTTAGGGTTTTCCCTATGTATCGAATAAATGTAGCGGTTGATGTACTGACCACAAATAGCGTCTTAGCAGCCTTTTTAATGATAGATGCTGTGGTAGCAGATACTACCGTCAATTTTGCCGTTATAGAGCGAATTATGGACGCTGTAGACGATGAAATGACAGATAGTGTCTTGGCTATAGCTCTAACAAAGGATGCTGTAGTCGTAGATGTAACTGACAAGAACTTATTAGCTGACTTAATTAAAGTTGCAGTGCTTGTGCTAACTACACTCTTAATTAAATTAACTGTTTTGACAAACGATGCTGTTGTGGTAGAAGTTGCCGATTTAGTGACTGCAATAGCCTTTTTAATAGTTATTACGGATGCCTCTGTAACAGACAAAAGAATAAGGTGAAAGGCACTTTCTGTAATTACCGCTACAGACATCTCGCTAACAAGGGTTAAAAATTTACCTATAGCTCTTTTAAAGCTAGATATTGTGGTGGACGTTACTGATAATAGCTTGTTGGGTAATTTGACGATTGTTGCTGTAGATGCAACGATTGTTGCTGTAATGGTCTTTGCTATTGCCCTGACAAATGAAGCTGTAGAGGTAGCCGATGCTGAAATAGCTTTAAGATAACTGGCTATTCTAGAGATGGTGCTAGTGCTCGTAGATGTTGCAGATAATGTAGGAGTAAGAGTTATCGTATCCTGTGCATTAATTGCGACTCTATTTACACTAGACCCATTTATTGCCATTTTTAACTAAATTGTACTTTTACCGTAAACTGAATTGAGTCACCACTGTTTAACGCAATACCTGTAAAGTCACCCTTTACAAACAAGTTACCAGATGACACAGCATCAAACGTACCAGCATTGGTAATGGTTTGTGATGTTCCAGAGGTTAATGTTCCTACAACTTGGAATGTATCATTAGTTGTAGAAGTTGTTTGTTGAGATGCTGTACCAGTAGTACGAGTCGCAGGAGAGCTAGATTCAGTAAATAAAGTCGTGTCAGTTGCCGCAGTAGTACCAGCACCAGTTCCCCATGCTACATAAAGGGGTGTGGTTCCAGCACCGTTAATACGGTTAGTAACAACGGCTTTTCCTGTGTTTACTAGGAGTGTAGCCATTTTTTAATTCTCCAAATAATTCGTTTGATTGGGTTTTTATGCCAGTAATCAATAACGCCCAATTCTTCTACGGTTCCGTCTGCACGGGTAACTGTAGCAATAAATTGGATTTCTTTAGCGTTGCTGATTGCGTGTTGCATAATTAATCTTTGATAATTTCTAAAACAATCGTGAATGATGTCAATGCTGATGTTGAAGCACCACCAAAAGTTGTCAACGTAATTTTACCGTTAGGTGTTGTTGCGTTATCAGTAATACCACCAAATGAAGCAGCTTTAATTTCTCCACGGCCAGCGCATTCCCACAATAGTTGAGGAGTAGCACCATCCCAGTTTAAAGTAACTTGGATACCATCTTGAATGTCAAAGTTAATACGTTTTACACGTACTGTTTTAGCTAATGAACCCTGTGCATCAATTTGACTTAATGTACTTGGGTCAAGAACTACATAATTTGAAATATCACCAGCATTTACCCATCCAGCAATTTTTAGCGTTGTGTTGCGATAACCGTCATTCAGAATCTGAAACGGAAGAATCTGAGTTGCCATGATTAGTATCCGCCTTTAGGTTTCTTCGCCTTGGTTGATTGCATTGGGTTCTTAACTTTGTCTTTAGTCGGCTTTTGAACTGGAGCTTTTACGCCCATTCCAATAGACTGACCTTCACGTAATTTTTTATTAGGCATAATTTTTTCCTTTAAGTTAGAGAAAAAACCCCCTAGAGACCTTTTGGGAAACTAGGGGGAATCGCTCACGTGCGAGTTAATTAAACTCCAGGTGTGCCCCACAATGCACGTGGGTCGCCCCAACCGAAGGCATAACGCTCATACGATTTAGCCTTAGCATTCATCGTATCAAAGTCATTGTCTTGGTCAAACGTGATTGCTTGACGCTCTTGGTGAATCATACCTGTATTCATAGGTACGTTAGCACGAATAAAGAATGCTTTAGTACTTGTGAGGTAATGGTTCATCTTGATACCTTCAGGCAATGCGTTAGTAGCGTGTAATACGTTTACAGCGTTACTTACAGTACCAGGAGGGTTAGCACCAGTGTTGTATGAATATACAGACTTGAGAATGCGATTAGCTTCAAACCAGTTGCTTGGGTGAACGATGATAGAACGTGGCATCAAGTTGATGCGTAGTCCACGGTCGTTCAACGCTAACATCTGTTGAATAATCAAGTTCTCAATAGCGGCTTCAGACAAGTTAGCTGCAGTAGTTAACAAGTTACTGAATGTGCCACCAGAGGTGTTTGGATGTGATGCGTTCAACAATGAAACACCGTCGCCACCAGCATAGCTGTTAGAGAAAGCGTTGTTGTATACGTTAGCAGCTACGTTCTCTTTGGTTTGACGCATAGAGAAAGCGTTAGCAGCAGCACGACGCTTGGAAACAACTTCATAGAGGTTGTCAGCAAGTTCTTCTTGGGTAACGATGTAGCCCAAGCCGTATGCAACG